ATTGGAAGATGCAGTTATCAATATTGCCGCATTCGTTGACGAGCGTGGCCTGTTGATTGCGGCTCGCCCACAGAAGCTAATCGTTCCACCAGCACTGATGTTCGTTGCAACTCGTCTGCTTCAGACAGATTTGCGTGTTGGCACAGCCGACAACGACATCAACGCTCTGCGTTCAAACGGTTCAATCGCTCAGGGGTATCGCGTCAATCACTACTTGACTGACAACGATGCATTCTTCCTGACCACCGATGTTCCAAACGGCATGAAGCACTTTGTCCGTACAGCGATGTCTACATCTATGGATGGCGACTTCGACACAGGCAATGTTCGCTACAAAGCTCGTGAGCGTTACAGCTTCGGCGTTTCAGACCCACTGGGCATCTACGGCTCTCCCGGAGCCTAATTGTACTGTGGTACAAACTTTTAGATTGGGCGTCTTCCGGGGCGCCCTTTCTTTTTGTATAATGTACAGGAACCTTGACAGCCGCATGGGGCGGCTGACACTAGCCAAGACAAGGAGTTCCTCATGGCTAATACAACCTTTTCGGGGCCAATTATTTCTAACAATGGCTTCACTTCTACAGGCATCGCATTTGCCAACCTTCCAACAGCATCTTCCAATACTGGTCGCATTATCTTTTGTTCTGACGCCCTGAAGGCTTCTGAAACAGCAGGTAACGGCACAGGCAACCTTGTGTTTTCTGACGGCTCTAACTGGATTCGTGTAGATTCTGGCGCAACAGCAACCGCTTAATAGGAGGCTGATATGTCAGGAGCTGATGTTAATGTAAGCTATGTGACTGCCACTGGGACAGTTGTTAGTGGCAGGCGCCGTTTGTGTGCAATCCATTATCATTCAGGCGGTAGCACTGGTAGCATTGTTCTGCGGGACGGTGGCGCTTCAGGCACAACCATTATGACGCTTGATTTTCACGCAAACTCAACAGGCGATATTACAATTCCTGATGAGGGTGTTTTGTTTGAAACAGATATTCATGCGACATACACAAGCATAACAAGCGCGACCTTCTTTTATAAATAGGAGGGTGTAATGCCGTCAAAATATCCCGGTGTGAAACGACTCCCCGGAGGCGGGATTGAGTATAGAGGGACGAAGTTCGCTGGTTTTAATAAACCGCGTAAATCGAACCGCGCAGGCAAAAAGGGAATGGTGCTTGCCAAAGAGGGTGAAAAAGTTAAGCTCATCCACTTTGGTGATTCATCAATGGGGCATAACTATTCTCCAGCCGCAAGAAAATCCTTCAAAGCTCGCCATGCTAAAAACATTGCTAAGGGCAAAATGAGCGCCGCCTACTGGGCGGACAAAAAACTTTGGGCTGGTCCGGGTGGCTCTAAAAAGTCCCCGCCTAAATCCCAAAAGCATAAGAAGTATGGCAAATGAGCGAGCCTGTCGAAGTAACACTTGCTCGCTTAGAAGAGCGTCTGGCGCAAGTGCAGGATGAAGTCCGGCATGTGCATAAAGAGGTGTCTGAACTTAAAGCTCAGGCCAACCGCTGGAAGGGTGCTTTTTGGGTTATGCTTGGGGTTGGGGGCGTTTTAGGCTCTGTATCCCATATGTTTATTGGCTGGATTAAATGACTATATCTAGAGCCAACATGAAAAGCCAAATGAAAGGCAATAAAATGAAAAAGAAAAAACCCGTAGTAAAAGCAAAAATTGGAAAGTTGCTTGAAACTGTTTCTCCAGCATACTCTATTATGAAGGGTAAGGGTCCTATAGCAGATGCGTTTAGCAAGTTAGGCGAGTCTGGATTGGGCGGTATTGCTGGAATGCTTGCCAGCCAACAAAAAAACAAACGCTCCCCTCAAGACGGAATGAAGGCCACTGGTATGCAGGGTGCTACACCGATGTATGGTGGGGGCAAGGTAAAGCGCAAGCGCCCCATTGACGGAATAGCCACAAAGGGGAAGACCCGTGGCAAATACTGCTAAAAGAAACTATAAGAGAGAGTATAAAAATTATCACTCCTCTACAGAGCAGAAAAAAAACAGGGCAAGCCGCAACACTGCACGGGCAAGAATGGTTAAAGCTGGTGCAGTAAAAAAGGGTGACAAAAAAGATGTGGCGCACAGGAACGGCAATCCAAAAGATAACCGCCGTAGTAACCTTAAAGCCGTAAGCAGAACAGCTAACAGGTCATTCAAGAGGACGCGAACAGCCCGCAAAGTAAATAGGAGAGCTTAAATGTATGTTTCAGGTTCTAGCGGGTTCGCAATGCCTATTGGCAAAACCAGTGATAAAAAAACAAAAATGAGGGTTCATTGTAAAAAATGCCCAAGATGTGGTGAAGACTTAAAAACTGTTTTTGTTCACGGGCATGAGCAATGTGTGACATGCGACCAAGTTATACATGATTGCTGTCAAGGAGAATGTGCATGAAAGCCGCAAAGACAATGTGCGCCAAGCGCAAAAAACCAATAGCCTTAAAGAGGGGCGGCAACCCTGTGGCCAAGAGCCTGTCTGACCCAAAATTTAAGTCTAAGGTAGTAAAGCCAAAAAAGGGGAAGGGGTCTTACACAAGGAAGGGCAAGGCCCTTTCTTTTACATCTGGCGGCAAAACAACCACCGCCCCTAAAACACCCAAGCAAGTTGCAAACGTGGGGGCAACAGCGGCGTCAAATCGTCAGGCCGCAATAGAGGCCTTCAAAAACCCAAAAACAAGACTGTCAAGCAATCTTCAGATGCACTTAGAAAGATTTAAAGTGCGTAATAAAGCAAAAAACATGAAGTCCGGTGGCAAAGCAAAGTCAAAGGTCAATCAAGCAGGAAATTATACAAACCCATCTTTGCGTAAAAGACTGTTCAACCAAATTAAAGCTGGCGGAAAAGGCGGCGCCCCAAACCAGTGGAGTGCGAGAAAAGCGCAAATGTTGGCGTCTGCTTATAAAAAAGCTGGCGGCGGATACAGAGACTAGTCTCAACAGGGAGAGTACGGATGATTATAAATGGACCCGATTTCAGCAATCAGCATCGCCTCAACTGCTTATTCAGCTATTGTGAAAGGCTTTCAGATGGGCAGAGAAGTGGAGTCAATGTCGAAAGATGTTGGCCGCTGGATGAACGCGATTAATGCGGTAAAAGAGGGACACGACAAGGCAAAGTCAAGAAGAAGGATGTTTGGTTCTGTTGAGGAAGAGGCGCTAGAAACATTTGCGGCACTCAAAAAAGCCAAAAAGATGGAAGAGGAATTGCGTAACTTTATACAGTGGAATTATGGTGTCAGTGCTTGGCAGGAACTTATAAAGTTGCAGGGCCAGATAAGAAAAGAAAGACAAGAGCAATTAGAGAAAAGAAAACAACAAATAGAAGAATTTATAACGATGGTACTAGCAACCTTGGGTGTTGGTATTTTCGGTGCTATAATGATTTTTATAGTATGGGCGGTATCTAGTGGCACTTAAAAAGTCTCAAAAAAGCCTGAAGGCTTGGACAAAGCAAAAATGGAGGACCAAGAGTGGTAAGCCATCGACACAGGGTCCAAAAGCTACCGGGGAAAGATATTTACCTGAGAAGGCCATCAAAGCCCTATCAGCGAAAGAGTACGCGGCGACAACCCGTGCTAAACGAAAAGCAACTAAGGCTGGTAAGCAATTCGCCAAACAGCCTAAAAAGATACGAGCTAAAGTGAAGCGGCACAGAAAGGTTAAGTAATGGCTGTAGTAACACCAGACTTACCAGAAATTTTTGAAGAAGCGTTTGAACGTGCTGGGCTTCAAATGACAACTGGCTATGACCTCAAGACAGCGAGGCGTAGTCTCAACCTATTGACTTTGGAGTGGCAGAACCGTGGCCTTAATCTCTGGACCATTGACAGTGGCACTATATCTCTTACAGCAGGCACGGCAACTTACAGTATGCCTGCGGACACTATTGACCTCATTGAACACCAAATTAGGACGGGTTCAGGCACGAATCAGATTGATACGAATGTCGAGCGTATCAGTGTTTCTACCTATGCTCAACAAGCGGCTAAAAACACTGAAGGACGCCCCTCTCAAATTTATGTTGACCGTCAAGCAACGGCTGTCAATGTTACGCTCTGGCCTGTGCCAGATGTTAGCACATATACTCTATCGTATTTCCGCCTTCGCGGAATCTCTGGCGTCTCGTCTGGGATAGGGTCAAGTGCTGATGTGCCGCCAAGATTTGTTCCGTGTTTGGTGGCTGGGTTGGCGTATTATATCGCCATGAAAAAACCTGAAGTGGCGGCTCGTGTGGCTCCGCTTAAACAAGAGTATGAGTTCCAGTTTGAATTAGCGGCCGGGGAAGACTCAGACTCATCGTCAATCAAGTTCGTGCCATACGACACGTTTTACTTAGGAGGCTAATATGCCAAAATACGAAACCAAAAAGGGGACTATTAAGTCCAAGCCAATCCCAAAGGTTACACAGAAGTTGCTTGGCATGAAGCCAGTTAAAAAGAAGTCTGGCGGGAAAGTGCCAACGCCAATTAGCAAATCTAAAGCATTCGCAGATTATAGAAAGAAGCATGGGTATAGCCACAAGGCTGACCCCAAGCACCCAATGAACGCAGAGGGCAAAGGCGTTGCGAGGAAAAATAGTGGCGGAGAAGCAAAAAAGAAAGTGCCAACACCCAAGCCGCTAAGAAAGGCAATGAAGGAAAAGTTTGAGGAAAATGTAAGAGATGCAAACTTTCTCGCCCCTGAAAGCGGCAAAGGCACTCTAAATGACCCAGCTAAAAACAGCGTTACTCTCAAGAGAAGGGCATTTAATAAGACTCTAAAAGAGAATCCACAAGCCACAAAGAGGTTGAATAAAATGGCTAAAAAAGCAAAGGAAATGAAAAAAGGTGGTCCTGTAACAGTAGAAAAGGGGATGACCTTATCTCAAATTGCAAAAGACAAGGGCATTACTCTAAAGTCTTTATTGGCGGCCAATCCAAGCATTAAGAACGCCAACCAAATTCGTATTGGCCAAAAGATTAAAGTTCCACCAGTTACTAAAAAGGGCAAAACAGTTTCCTTGCAAGCTGGCTCTAAATCTAAAAATCCTTATGAAGGCATGACCCAGACTGAAATGAATATGCTTCGCTCTAAGGATAAGCGGGCTAATAGAGCTTTCACAAGAACTGCTCAAATGCAACAAAAGGACATGGCTGGTCGCACTTCTCCCAATACTAAAAAAGCAAATGCTCTAAAAGAAAAGCAGTCTGGGTTTGAGGCGGCCAAAAACAGAGCAAGAAGC